TTAGCGCCGCCTTAAAGGCGTCGAAGGTCATCTTCTTTTCCTTCTGCGCTGCGTTTTCGCTCGCATCATGGATAAGAATTAGGTCTTCGGCGCTACTGACAGCGGGAAGCGTGGCCAGATCGTCAATCGCGGGCACTACCGGCAGTTTTGCGGTAGCGCTAATGGCCACATGCAGGGTGCCGCGATCAGTTGTAACAAGAGGCTCGCCTGCCAACATGCCCGTAGTGGGCAAATTGGCTTTAATGCCTCGCTTAAGTTGAAGACGCGCCATTAGAAAAAGGTTCCCCCGTCAAGTGTGCCGGCCCAGCCAGCCGCGCCATTAGCATAGTCGTTTTTCATCAAAATGTCGCCAGGGTTCCCCCCGACCGGCAGCGCCCCCGCCGGCGCCAGGCTCGCAACGTCCTGAACAGTTGCATCTACGGTCGTCATCGTAGCAGCGGTGCCGGTTCCTGCTCCTGCGCCAATCGCTACAAAGATTAAGCCGATTGTATTTGCGGTAGCACCGATTAGCGTAAAGTCCGTGGTTCCGAGGCTCGCAATCTTGTACGGCTGGCCAAAAACAAACGCACCGGCCGACACGATTGCGCCTTCCTGATCCATCGGGATTCGCTCAGTGCCGCTAAGCGGCAACGTTGCATTCGGCCGTCCTGAGATCGTGGTAGATTGTGTCATTTTGCTCTTTCGCTATATTGTGGCGCTGGCGGCTCTGGCTCATAATGAGTGCCACGTTGACCAGCTTGATAGGTAAGCACCAGTCCCAGTACAGTGGCCAGTGTTCCGGCGATCCATTTTGCCGCATCAACGGCACCGCTCGCTTGCGACTGCCTGGCCAATACGCTGTTGTCAACTGCGCTTGTTCGTTCGGCAATTTTTTTTATCTCTTCTGTCAAAACGGTAACCGACTTGTCCATTCTGTTAACATGCTCTTTCAATTCTTCTCTGTCCTGCTTCCGTATTTCTTGATTTGTCGTATGCTCGCTTGACACTACGCCGGCAAGTTGCTGGACGGTCACCTCAAGCCGAACCAGGCCGCTCTCTAACTTGCCAATTCGCTCCTGCTGTCCGCCGAACACTCGTAAGCCTGGCCGTGCCCGCATACCATAGGGCCGATTGCCGGCCGCCGTCAAGGATCAAGCACGCTGCAGGGCCAGCGCTCCATCACCGCCCCAGAAGGCTTTAGCGATAATCGGTTGCTCGGGATCAGTGCAATCTAGGCTTACGTCACCGATAACGATTGTGCCGGCTAATTGGATAATGCCTGAAACAGTTGTCCTGAAAACATCGTAGTCAGGAGGCAGCCTGTACGATTGCAGGATAAGTCGAAGTTCAGCCTTCAAGTCATCGTCTGTGTTGCTATATGCAAAATCAAGCATTTGCCACGCGCTTTGCGCGGTGTCTGTATCATCGGAGAATTGTAGGTTAAAGCTAAAGTCACCAGTCCAATCAGCCAGGCCGCCAGTGCGTCTTTCGGCTTCGTCCGCTTGCGTTGTGCGAGATAGCATGTCACGCTTCATGCTTGCGTTCCATGAGAATATGTTGGCGACATACTTTATACCGCCGCCAAGATCAATTTGCGCTGCTCCATTGGAGCCAACAAGAACGGACATAGTTAAATAACCCTCGCAAGGAATATAGGAGTTGCGCCTGTAATTAGGACGCTGCTATTTGCGAACTGAAGCGTCTCCCATTCGTTGACAGTAGTTTGCACAATAATTTTAGTGCCAAGCGAAATTGGGTTTACGTCAGGAGCAGCAGTGTTGTATTGCACGTAAACGCCAAAATCATTTGCCAGGCGTGTTGGAGTCCAGAGATTCCAGGGCAGGTTAGAGCAGATTGGAGTGTAATCTGTGGAATACGCCGGATTGGCGGCGTTCCGACCAATCGGAAGCGGCATACCTGACGCTTCATTGCCGCGAAAGTCGCCTGAAATGTTAAAGTTGAAACCATCATCACTTGTCATTCCTACGCCATAATAGCAATTTGTGTTAATTCCGGCGGCATGAAAACCGGGGCTGCCAACACCGCGCAGCGCCGAACCGATGCTCAAGCAACGCCGCAGATTCTCTTCAATGCTAAAGTTAATTCGACCGACATAGTTATTGGAATGGGCGCTAACAGTGGTAAAGCCGCTGATGCAGCCCTTGCTTAGGTCGAGCCACGAATGAAGCGCAGTGTTTTTGTGCAAAAAGGAAAACGGCTTTGATCTTGTCGTAGAGCCACTAACTGTTTGGCTAAGCACAAACCAGCTTTGCTTTGAGTCGAGCTGAGAGGTAAAGCGATTCAGTACGAGGCCGGAAGTTGTAGAATAGCTAAAAATATCCGTGCTGCTACTATTACTGCTAGGTGCGTTGATGCTTGCCGGCAAGGTATGCCAGTCAAGATACTGGGCGCCGGTTGGAGTATTCCCGCTCCAGCCATTTGTGGCAAGCGCAACACTGATGCCGCTATTACTGATAGTGAAATAGTAAAAGCAAGTGCCAAACGTCTTGGTCGAATCGTGCTCAATTCTCAGGACGCGGCACAACCTATCCGCATTTGAGGCGAAGCTATCGTACCATTCTGTCATTAAGCCGGCATCAATTAGCGCAGATCGCAAGGCTGTTGCTACTTCGGTTCTTGTGAAGCCTGAGTTTATTGTGTATGTTTGCTTGGTGACAGGCATGGTCGCGGGCGAAGCGTCAGCATTTGTGGATTGTAGCCTGCAACTAGGCCACGGGGGTCAACCCTGACTCAAACCCCATATCGAGTACGGCGTCAGCGTTTTCCAGGGATGGTAGCGGCAAGGTTGCCAGTGCAATAATCGACATTACGTTAGACGTATTGAGAGGCACGGGGATCAGGCTTGTATCTGCCGCCGCATTGCGCGGACCATAGACTGATTCAAGCGTCAATTCGTGGATCAGGCCAATCGTAACAGTGAAGCGACCATTCTTTACTGATTGCATGACCGGCTCACTCTCGATTGCCCATGTTGTACCTGTAAGTCTTTTTCTGAAGCCTTCATTGTCCACGCCCCCTGCTACTTCTGCCGGCAGTGAGGCGAGTGGCCAGATACCGCAACCAGTGCCTTTCCATGGCAGCAAAAGCGCGAGCGCTTCTGCGTTGGTCATGTTTTCATAGGTTAGCTTCCACCTGGATTCGCTAGGCAGTGAACCAAGAATGTCTGGATACGACGCGGACCGAAAGCTAGACGTAATTACAGGGTAACCAGGCAGGGTAAGCTCCCAGTCGCTTGGAGTGTATGCAGGCAGAGTCAGCTTTTGCGCTCCACCCAGGGGCGGCACGGGCGGATTGGCGGGCAGAGGTTTGGCTTCAACTGAAAGTATGGTGATCCTTGAGATTGTCGGCCCTTCCAGCAGTATCCAATCGGCAGGCATGTAGCCCCCGTATCCGCCGCCAATAGGATCGTTGCCTTCGATTTCGATTGATGCTCTTGTCCAATGCAGAGCGGGCTGGCTGCCAACTGTAAAATTTTCCGCTACGCCGCCTACCGTCATCGTATGCAAGGGAAACCTACCGGATACCAGGGATAACTCGCGGGTGAATATCTGATCCTCGTCGCCGCTGGTTATGACCACTCCGCCAATATACGGCGTTGTCGCAAAGCCCCCACCAAAGATCCTGTACTTAACTATAATCTTTCCGCCGGACGGCCAATCTGGGTCCACTTCAACCAGTCTTGACGTTAGCGTTGAACCTGGCGGCAAGTTGTCTACGGCATCATTGAAGACTGACGTAAATTCAGCGTTACTGTTTTTGCTGTACGTGGGAAGACTGGAGCCGTTGACAAGAAAATCATATAAAAATCGAAACCCTGAGTAGAATGCTTGCGCCCTTAGTTTGATTGGCATTTCAACAGTGCATCGCCCCGCCTTGACAGCCTTAACCCGTGGAAACGCCGCAAAGTGCCAACTTGAGCCAGGAAACGGCAGCGCAAGCAAGGCCTTCAGCTCTCCACTGGCGCCGGCCAGGATCTCTTCAGTCAGTGGTATCGACGGCGCCTGAGAAAGCGAGCCATAAATTCCATAGTTGTCATCCCACACTTTGCAAAGCTGCTCAGCTTGCGCATAGGTGATATTCTCCCAGGCGAGTTGCATCTTGTCGCCTGACGGCTTATTGCAAAGCCCCCAGTGAGCTGTGCGCCCATTGCGCATCTTTACGCGCTTTTGCGGCCAAGTGCCCATCGTAAACGTTCTTGCCCTTGGCGCGATTCCTGGCAGTGCGTTAATGATGTTCACAGCTCAATCACCCAATTTGCGTCAGTCTGATACGTCGTCCAGTTCACGCCAAGCAAGCTGAAGCCATTTGCGTCTGTGGGATGATGGAACGCATCAATAGTGATAACTCCTTCGCCGTCAATGTTCACTTTTTTTATCTCATAAACACGCGGCTTAAGTGAACTATCTCTTATAGCAAAAAAGCAGTTTACGGGAGACGCTTTGCCGTTGAGCACAATAATGTCCTGTTCTTGCGGGTCGCTCTCCATGTCCCAAACTATCGCTTTATAGTATCCGTCTTCTGATGGCTGAACCCATGGGCGAGTTGAAACAATAGTCCCGTCATTTTGTATAAAACCCTGGAAAGAAGTAGCATAGCTGATGGCGTCAAAATCCATGATAAAAAAACTGCCAGAGCGGAGCTGAGCCGCTAGTACATCTGGCGTTGTCTTGAAACTAATCTGATGATCGTGAATTGTCACGAATCGAATGTAGTAGCAGGCTGCGTCGATTGCTTGCTTGTAATTCGTACACCACTTTGAAAGGTCAAGCGTTTTGACTGGCGCATTAACACTAGTGCTTGCCATCCGCACCATTGCCACGCGCTCACGGGCGAACAATGGAGCCTCTGTGCCGGTTGATTCTTCGCGCCACTTAACTTGCACAATAAACGGCTGCCTTGTCATGTAGTCGATACTATTCAGCCTGAAAGAGCCTTCTTCGATATTGCCATTGTTGAACTGAGCCTTGATATTAAGTGGCGCATCGAACTCGATTGCTTTCCTGAGGTAATAAACGCCACCTAGCCGCACCACTTTGAGCAAGTGCGCTAAAGCTGTTTCTGATGCCCAGTCGAGAATGTTTAGCGGTTCATCTTCTACTGCATCGTAAAAATACTCTCTGTCCTGGCACCATTGCGCTGCTTCCTGGAAGCTGGGTCTATCAACTTGCGCTAGTTGCGTGCGAGGCAAAGCGCCAATACCAGGGCTTGTCATCAATTCGCGGAACCAGTCCGGGAAGAGGTGGCTTGCTCCTTTGCTGTCATTGTTTAGCAGCCTTGGCATTTCATAGCCATTGTTACAAAAGCCGCTGAAAGATGCAAGGCTGCTGATTTCCAGCGAAGCCATTATATTCAGTCCTACCGGGCAAAGTAATTCGTAGGAGGGAACGGCGTCAAGGTCATCATAATAATTGACTTGCGCAATTTCATGTTCCGGCGCATTGCCGACCGATGATTGCACATTGTCATACGGGAAGGCTTCCGCGAATCTTGCGTAACCGTCAAACATCGAATTGTAATCCCAGTCAGACCAGCCATAGCCAATGTTTTGCGATGGCTCAAGTTGCGATATTTTGCGATGGCTTTCTTCTGTTGGGTTGATGACGTATCCAGTCGTGGTAACAGTGACCCCTCCCGCCGTAGTGCTCACTTCTCCGCTACTATTTGTGTCGAGAACCACGATCCTGTTAAAGCTGTCCTTGCGAATTTCCCAGCTTGTTATGGGCACTAGCCTGCGTTCCCACCTTTTGTAAGACGGAAAATTAGTGCGCAAATAGTTGTAAACCTCTTCTCCTGTTATGCCGGCAATAGCAAACACTTCGGGAAACTGCGTCCAACTGGCTCCGCGACTGTCGCTGTACTCCAGCACGAATGCGCTATACCTAAGAGTCTTGAGCGTGACTTCGCTGCCGCTGCTAGTGTAGATCGAAACAGACAGCACTCCGTTGGCGTCGTTGCCGGTCTGATTCCAGCCAGCCTTTGCATTGATGTTTTGTATTGTGGGCGATTCTCTAAAGCCCGTCATTCCGTTTACGGTTATACCAACCCTAGACTTAATAAGTATTTCGCTTACCTTGAAAGCTCTTACGGCGCCGACCGATGCTACCGCCATGCGAAAAACTTGCGATGCCATTGAACACGTTTTGTACCTTTCCTCGGTGCCGTTGCCTGCAGCTGATATGTCATCAGCAGGCCAGTGTTCGCCGGGAAGAATTATGTTCCCCGTCTGTGTCAAAAGTGGTGGCGGGTCTAGGAAGCCCGGCCCGATAAAGTTCGCGGTGCCAGCCTTTACGACCCTGAACACATACGACACAGTATTGCCGTTTCCCGCCGGCTCTTGTTCTGCATCGCTAACGAAAATCGTTTCATTGGGATCCGTAGAGTTCCTTTCCTCCAGGATGGCCCAGCAAGTTCCGATCCTGTAAAGCTCGTTGGGGATAAGTGCAGAGTCAGCAGCGTTTTGCAGCGCCGCAACGGAAGACGCTATGCCGCTCATCGACTCTTCAAAGGCGGAATTGTTATCGTTGATTCGTGAGTTTGATTGGTCTACTTTAATTACTGTGTCAGCATCGGAGCTGCTGTGTAAAACGTAAAGCAAATAATCACCGATATTAACACTCTGCTCTATAATGCCAAAGTCAGAGCTAACTACGTTCGCGCCATTGCGTTGGCGCAAGCCGCTGCGTGTTGACCAAATAATCTTGCCTTTGTGTAACTCGACAAGCGCAGCCGCATCATCATCGGTCCGCACTTTGTCGCTGCTGCTAATTCTGGCTGTAATCGTAGGTTGGATTGTTACGGTAGGCCGGCGCATCATCGCGTTTGGGCACCAGCCATGAAGGCCAAATGCTCTGCTGGTTGATGGCGTTTCAGCCATGCAAAATGCTCGCTTGTACTGATTGCCGCCAATGCTGACCGCAAAAACATCTTGTCCGCCGTAATTGCTAAAGTTTCCAACGTCTTTGTCTGCTTGCCTGCCGGCAACTAGGTCGGCGCTGGTTATCCTGCCGCCAGTTGGCGAATAATAGATGCTGTATCTGGCTGAATTGGTGATTGCGGCGCCAGTGTAAGTGTAAGCGCCAAGTGTATTATTGCCAAGTGCCCAGCCGGCGGGATCCCAGGCATCGGCTGCCATGTTTGCGGAACCAGCCAGGAATATAAGTCTCGCCATTTGCGAGCCTTTCCATGCTAGGATTTGCGACCAAACAAGCGGCATCGCTACGCGCACACCACCTAAACCGTTTTCACGTTTGGCGATAACGATTGGCACGAACTGCCCGATTCGTGCTGGTTCCTGGATCGAATCAAACCCAAAGCGTGGCGATGACCTTTGGTTGCTTGTTATTGGCGAGCCAGTCTTTCTAGTGGCGACAAGTCTCGGTTGCTGCTGACGTGGGAATAGCACGGATGACAGCAATGTAAGGCCAACAGAAATTGCCAGGTTTACGAGTACCGGCACAAGCGGACCGCATACTGGCCCTTCCGCTGGCTTCTCTATTGACGCCTTAAGCGTAATCGCCTTCCATTGTTGATACACTTCTTCCGAAACGCCAAGGATCTCAGCGAGACGCTTTTCGTAGGGAAGAAGTGGGATCATCGTAAGCGATAAAGATTCATCTTGCCGCAAGCAGCAAGCGGGCCGACAATTAGGCGCCCGTAATGACGCACGGTGATCAGTGTACGCTCATCCGGCAGTACGCCAACTCCAAAGCTGTCGTCTCCCCGGTCGAAGCGGATCAGTGCGCCGGCCTCAGGTTGCTCGATCGGCTCGGTCAGGCCATGCCAGTCCCGCCGTAGGTCGTCCCAGGCGCCGCCGTGCGCAGCCGCATACCAGCCTTTCATCAGTTCTGCCGGCCAGGGCAGGCCAAGCTCCTCGCGGGTCGCCTGAGCGGTCCTGAAGCAGCAGGCAGCTCGACCCTGCCGGGGATCCGCGCCAAGTCCCCAGGGCAGGCCGGACCATTTGCGCCAAAAAGTCAAAATGTGATTCCCCCGGAAGATGGCAGCGGCCCGACCTGAGCCGCCGTGAGTCTACGGGTTGGCGCGGTGCCGGTGACAAAATTAAGGGGATTCGTAAGCCTAAGCGTTACAATCGGGAAATTGTCGTCGTCGTCTTCCTGGTCTGGAATTGCGTCAGTGTAGCCATAGGCATCGCAAACGCAAATAGTAGAAGACAGAAAGTTTAGCTCGGTCCATGTCGGGTAACTGCCTGCGTTGTCTGGCGGCGTGCCGACAAGCAAGACGGTCGAAATCTTGATAAGGTTTAGGTCTTCAGACGCTTGCGCTAACTTTGCAGTTGTAATCATGTTGCCAGGCGCGATTAGCTCAAAGTCGCCGCTTTCGTTGCCATCAGTTGAAATATCGCCTGCAATGCTGTACGGGCTAAACTGATACTGCAAGCCGTTAAAGGTTCTTGTTTCCCCGATAAAGTAAGGCTGATACCGTTGCGGCACTTGAAATGAAGCGCCGGAAGGAGTCAGGAACTCAATGTAGTGGGTAGCGTAAAGCATTAGATGTTCACAAAGTCACGGACTTCTTTATTGTTCCTCATGGAAGCAAGCGTTCTGGCTTGCGCTTGCTTAAGTAGCAGGGCATTGTTTCTGCGCATTTGCTCCTCTGTAACCATGCGCTCGCCTTGCCGTTCGGTCACAGTGTAATCCAGCTCCAGCGGATCAGCCTGCCCGCCAGACTGGCCTAATGCAGCGGCTTTTTCCATGTCACTGCGCGGCACTACCCTGCCGGTAACGCCAGGGAAGAAAAACTCTGGTTCTTTTTCGCCAACGACATAACCTTTGCCGGCTTGTGCCGTGCCACCGTTAGCAAGAAAGCCGCCGAATGCAATATCGGTTATGTTGCTTGACAGTGCGTTGCCGAACAAATTTGGCGCGGCGCCGGAAACCGCCGAACCCAACACACCGGACAGCGCTGAGCCCCCGCCCAGAGCGCTGGAGAAGGCCATCTGGGCGGTGACTGCCTGTAGGGCCATGCCGAATGCCGCAACCTGCCCAGAGGCCAGCATCGAGGCCGATCCCAGCGCCTGCGGGCCGGCCGCTTCCGCGCCGGCACCAAGCACCTTGACGAGTGGCCCCTGCTGGCCGCCAAGCAATCCGCCGAGTTGGCGTTGCATTAAATTGCCGAGCTGCTGTTGCGCGGAATCCGCAAAGCTGCCAGCGATGCTATTGAGCATGTCGCGGCCTACGTCCTGGATGCTTCTAGCCCCGCTTACAATATCGACCAGACCATTTGTCAATGCGCCAGAGATTGCATCGGATACACTGACAATATCTTTTTCAAGATTAGCCCAGACAAGCTGCTGGCTTTCTAGTGACTTGGTTTCATTGGCTACTGCCATTGCTTTAGTGGTATCGCCTTTGAAATCTTTAAGCCCTTGCTCATAGGCGCGTGCTGGCGCACCAATTAACCCAGCACGCAAGCCGGCGCCAGTAAAGCGAGCATCTTGCCTTATTCCGTTGATCTGCTTATTGAGTTCATTTTGCTTGCCAAGCTCCTCAGTTTGCGCAGTAAGGGCAGTCAGTTTAGCTTTTTCGGCATCGCTGGCAAACTGATAGAGGGTTGACGCTCTTAGCAGTTCAACATTGGTCGCCTGCAATTCTCCGCGCTCTAACGCAGCAGCTTCTGCTTTGCCAATCGCTAAATTCTCTTGTAATTGCAGTATCGCAGAGCGGGAGCGCTCTTGGTTTTGCAATTTATTGCTTAGGTCAAGATTGATGCGGCGCTGCTTCTCTTCGTCTTTGGCAACACCAGCGGCCTTGTCGGCCAAGTTGTTAATTTGCTTGGTAACGGCAGGGTCGCTGCCATATTGCTTTTGAGCTTTCGCAAGCGCACTGGCGCGATCCTTCTCGATTTGCAGTAGCCGCGTTTTGCTTTCTGCCTCAATGTCAGCAACGGAAGCGGCATTGTCGCTAAGGCCAAGGATCCTTTGCCTTGCTTCAATTTGCTGCTTTAATGTATCGCCTTGCTGCTTAAGTTGCGGCAGTTGGCTGGCTTGCAAAATCTGCTCAATCTGGCCAAGCTCGATACCCCTTTGCTTGAGTTTGCTTTGCTCCTCCAGGATTTTAAGCGCTTCTTTTTCGCCGCCGACAAGCTGCAGCCGTGCCGCCATGTTGGCAGCGTTGACTGGCGCAGCCGAAGGAGTGGCGCCGACAGGGACTGGGCTAAACTTGGGGCCAGGAATGTTGCTGATTTGTGTTGCGGTTTGACCTTGTGGAGTGCCAGCCGCCACTGCCGAAGTCTTAATGCTCGCCAGTACATACGCCAGGGGTTCCAGGAGCTTGCCCAGTTGGTCGCGCAGCTCATAGTGCAAGTGCGTGTTCGATGGGTTTGGGTCAGTTGCCACGGTGGCAATTCTTTGCCCGGCTTCTACTTTTTGGCCTTGTCTCACGCCTGGTATGGTATGGCCATAAGTGCCCTGCATTCCGTCGTCATACTTAATGACTACAGCTCCTCCAACCTTGCCGAATCCGCTTGGGTAGGACTGCGTTACTACCCCGGCGCGGCGGGCATGGATGGGATCGCCAACGTCAAGCCCAAGATCGCGTCCAGCATGTAAACGACCGCGCCCATAGCCTACGCCTTCATTTATGTTCGGCCCGCCCTTGGTGCCAGGCAGCATGTTGCCAACACCTCCCACCGCGCCGGCACGGACAGCCCCAGTGCTGCCGCCAGCAGCAGCGGCGCCCATGTCAGGCAGCGTCATGGCCTGGCGCATTAAATCAGCGGCTTCTCTGGCACGTTGCAGAACATGATCCGCAACCTTCATCTTGTAATCTTCGACCGAACGGACGTAAGACAGCTTGCGCTGTTCAATATCTTCTATCTCGCGTGCATTTGTGCGCTTGTAATCCTCAAGATCACGATTGAGTCTTGCCATCGCAAGCTCAAGTCTTTTTCTGGACTGTTCAATATCAGCTTCGCCTTCCTTCCTGGCTCGCACCGATTCGCGGACATTGGTTAGCAGTTGCTGCTCAAAACCAGTAGCAGCCGCAAATGTCTGGCGAGCGCTTAGGTCGCTACCTTCAATGCGGTTCTGTGCCCTAGCGCGATTATTCTCAATTTGCTTTTCTGCTGCCTGCTGGCGAAGGTCAAATATCTCGCGTTCTTTTTTGTAGCTGTAATCTGCAATGTCTCTATTGAGCATTGCGCCATCGCGTTGCAGATCGTACGCCTGCCTTTGAAGACTGAACGCTTCACGGTATGCTGATTGAATTTGATCGGCAAGTTTACGCGACTCCTGCACTTGGGACGTTTCGCTAGCGAGTTTCTCCTCTGGCGTCAGGGGCACTGAAGCGCGTTCATTGGCAAAGCGCTTTGAAAGCTCCTGCTTAGATAGCTCGCTAAGCCTGGCTTCATATTTCCTTTTGTCACCAAATGCGCCAAACGGGCCAGAGGTTTCCCTGATTGCCTGGGATCGCAGTTGTTCAAACCTTTGCGGATCAAGCCTTTGCGTTCTGCTCTGGCTTGAGAAGCCGCCAATGTCGCCGGCTGCACTACCAAGAAACTCGATGAACCCTTGCAGGACAGGCAGAAGACGTACTTGTATCTCAGAGGCAATCGCCCCAAACTGCTCCTGTACTTTTTGCTGTGCTTTGTCAAGTTGGCCAAGCTCAGTAAGCGAGCCGGGGCCAAGCCGCTCTTGAACTTTTTGCAATACAAGCGATTGCGCGTCATAAGTGCGGCCAACTGCGGTTAGCTGGTCAACGTAAAGCCTGGTTTTTTCAAGGCTACGGCTAGAGGCAAGGCCGCTAGCTTCAAGCGCGTCCAGTGCTTTACTTGGGCTTCTAATCGCATCGGCGAGAGTAGTTAGATTTTTAACTGTGGTATCAACGGCCTGCCCTATTGCAGTGCCGACGAGGGAAAGGCCAAAACCAAAGTTGCCTCCGACTGCGCCGCCAGCAAGGCCGCCAGCAAGACCGCCAGCCGATGCACCAAGGCCCTGGCCGAACAGGGCGGGAAATGCACCGCCAATCAGCGCATCGCCAATCGCACTGCGCAAGTCACCCTGGAAAAAGCCCTTTTGATTGCCTTGCTGGCGCTGCTGCTCGCGTTGCGCCTTCTGGATTCTTTGAAACTCTCCAATACCAATCGGGTTGCCAGGACCAGCGGGGGAAGCGTACTGAGTAAATGCACCTCTCGCGTTAATTCTCCTAAACTCTCCAATGCCAGGGTCGCTACCAGGACCGGCAGGATACGGATATTGGTTGAACATGCCCTGCCGCCCGCCTTGCCCGCCCATCGGAATAGCGCCCGTGCGCTTAACTGGCCCGCCGATGCGGGTGGGAGCATTAACACCGATGCCAAGATCAGCTTGCCGCTTTTCCTCAGCTAAAAATTTTTCTCTAAAACGCCTGCTCCTTTCACGATCAGAAACTGTTTTTCGGTCTTCCATTTCGCTTAACGCTTTCTGCCAGCTAGACCTTGTATTTAGGTCACGGACAGCAGAGCGCTGCTCCGCTTGCCGCTCTCTGACGCGATTCTGCAACCTTTGATCAAAGTCTTTTCCGGCTTCTTTGCTGCTTGCCTTGAACAGGTCCGACTCTCGCTTTGCGCGTTCTTTTGATTCACGCAGCCTATCGTTAAATGTTCTGTCATTTAGCGATACTTCAGTTGCGAGTCCTTTGTCAACTGCGCCTCCCGCCGCTCTCGCAGCAGTGTCGATACGCCTTCGCGCTGTTCTTTGCGCTCTTTGCTGAGCGGACAATTCTCGCGCCGCACCGTTAAGCTCGCGCTCATACCTGCCAATCGACACATTCATGCGCCGCGCTGCTTCACGCGAGCCCGCGATATCGCCAACAGTATTTCCGGTGTAAATTACGTTTGTCGCCTGAGAACGCAGCCCCCTAATCTTGCCTGGATCCGCCCCTTGCATTCGGGAGAGATCGGTGATTCTTTCCTGCCCGCGTCTTCCGGCTTCAAATGCAATAGATCGCCCAGCGCGGCCACGATTAAGCTCATTCTGCTGGCGCACAAGGCCAGACATTTCCGTAGCCAGCCGTTGCATTAAGCGCAGATTTTCCTGCCCGCCCGCAGTAGCAATATCCCAGGCAGCGCGAACATTGCGCGCCTGCTGTTGCAGCTCAGAGGGTAAAGCAGCTCCTGCACCGCCTCGCGCAAACTCGCGGCCCCTGCCCTGGAATAGATTGGTTAAGTAATTGCCACGGCTTGCATTGCCGATGCCTTGCATCGTCTGCTGATTGCGAAGCTGTTGCTCTTGCGCCCTGCCCTGAGTATTGGTCAGTACGGTAGTAGCACGATCAACCGCTCTTGCGTACCTGCCTTCCGCCGCAGCAATGAGCCGCCGATTCTGTATTTGCTCCCTCAGGGAACGATCGGATTCCCTTACGTCACGTTGCGCAAGCCCAAGCTGCGCATTTGCAAGTCTTCTCGCCGTAGCATTCGGGCCGCCAGCAAGAAAGCGCCCCGTATCAGGATCGCGGCGTTGCGCTACATTTGCTACAGTGCGAGTGGCGCCGGAAAGATCGCGTCCTGCTTGCGCCCTGCGTTGCGCAGCTCTATTTACGTTGCGAGTGGCCGACTCGGCAATTTGCCCTGTAACTACTTGGGCATTTTCAAGGTTGCCGATTAACTGGCTAGTTCTTTCAAGCGCTGTATTGAGTTGCCGAATCTGGCCAAGACCTTCTATGCCAACTCGGATTAGCCCCGTATAATCAGCCATTCCCGCCCCGGCACCAGCGACCCCACCTTAGCGCCTCTCGGATCAGCGAACAGGTGGAGCCCCTGGTTTCGGGATTTGATCGGCCAGGATCTCGAAGTATGCAGCGAGCATAATTATGTCATCCTGAGTTGCATTGTTTTTGAGCTGAGAAGGTGTCATTCCCAGCTCTTTACACAATGCAAGCCGAAGCATCAAAGCGGGATCAGTCTTGATCGCCTCCTTGATTGCTTTTGGAGTCCTGGCCCGCCAGCACGCCTCCATTAAAGATCAGCGCTTCCATCATGGTGGTCAAGTCTGCCTTTGCGTACTCATGGCGCATGGTGCCTTTGTCAGCAACCGGATCAAACATTTTTTCGCCATCCTCGTACTCAGCGCGTAGCATCAGCACGCGCAAGCCGTAGGCATTGGTGCCGTTGTCCCTGGCAACCGCTTCCCTAATCTTTTCGTCTTCCGCTTCAGTAAGCGGCATGAAGTACATATCAAAAACCGCGCCAGTGCTTAGCGTGATCTCCACTTTGCGGCGCTGGCGTGTCGCCTTGAGCAGTTCTTTGACGTTCTTGGCCATGAGGGTTGTTCAGTGCAACGACAGAATCATAGCACTAGATCAGCGCATGAAAAAAGCGGGACCGAAGCCCCGCCAATGTGATCATTCGCAAGCAATCAGAAGCCGGTCAGGCCCATCAAGTTGCTAGGAGTATCGCTAATTCGATAGTTGACGGAAACTTCAGTTGGGCTATCGTCTTGAGTGATTGCGCTACTGAAACCAAGCAGGACGACAGGGAAGCTGCAAGGCAGCGAAGCCGCATCGTCAACTGTGTTAGGGTTGCCAGTGGTAGCCACGGCATGGAAATACGCATTCAGCACGGCGCCGTGCTGATCGTTAAACATTGTGCCCTGAATAAGGCGGGTCGTAAACGCGGCACGATCTTCAGTAAGCCGCAGTGTCAAGGTGCCGCTACCGTCAGCAAAGCCAGCTTGGAATCTGCGGAATCGAGCAAGTTTGGGACCAAACAGTGAACCGGGCTTGCAAGGGATAGAGGTAACGTCGATTTCGCCCCTGGTAAGCGTCAGATCGACAGACGGCACTTCGCACATGGCGTAAGCCATGGCAAAGGTCATCTCGATGTGGTTCCCATCGAGATGACCTTTGCCATGGCTTAC